GAATTGATAGACCATAACAATATTGATTGGAATTAATACAGAAATCCAAGGGCGGCATTATTGCCGCCCTTTTTAAATTCTATAATATCTATAATCTCCCTGTCTCCTCTCTACCTCCACACCCTCAGGGCAACGGCAGACGGCACAGCCTCACGGCATCAGCTCCGCCCTGGTCCATATACCGGAGAGGCAAGAACAACAGAGAAAGAGCGGAAGAGAACACAACCAGGAACACCAGAAGCCAGACACACAGGAAGCCGGACACAACAGCACCCGGCGACAGCTCCACCATATAACCAGGAAGCAAGGAAGAGAAAGAGAACCAGGAAGAGAGACGGCATCAGCTCCACTAATAAAACAATAAACAATATACACACAGAGCAGACAAAGAAGGTTAAGCACCTTTTCTGTCTGCTCTTTCTGTTTCTATAGATCCATAACGGCAGCAGCTAGGCACAAGGGGGAGACCTGGCAGCAGGCAAGGAAGACAGGAAGAGACAGGACGCAGCCGGAGACAGCAGCAGACACAGACAGGACAAGGACAGCAGCCACCACACACCAGAAGCCAGACACACAGAAGCCAGGCATGGCAGCAGATAGCACAGCCTCAAGCCTCCGAAGGCTCTCTGATCCAGCTCAAAGCGACTACATGACTACTAAAAGAGCTGAATATGAGGTGCGTAGGTACTACCCAGCCCCACCCCCCTATGCGGGTCGGAGAAAGGCGCATTAATTCCGCCGATAAAATCAAAAAATAATTTCGCATTTCGTTACGCAATGGGGTAAAAAATGCATGTTAGCACGCAATAGCACTAGCGTTCATGATATTTTGATATTGTGAAAAAATATAAAAGGGGCTGATTACTACGGCAGGAAGACCAAGAAAAAAAGAATTATGCGAATCAAAAGAAATTGCAGAATTGTTCGGTGTAACTGTGCGCAGAATTCAGCAGCTTACACAGGACGGGGTAATATCCAGCGTTCAGGTTAAGGGAGAGAGGGGAAGACGATATGAGAAAGACGAGACAGTTAAGACTTATATCAAGTACCTTTCCGACAAGGCAAATGGCAAAGCAACATCTAAAGGTGAAGCGGAATTGAAGGAACAGAAATTAAAAGTTGAAATAGCGCTGAAAGAATCTCAAAGAGATTTACATGTGTTGCGTACAGATATTGCGGCAGGAAAGTATATAACCGTTGAAGAGGTTAAACTTGACTATAGCCGCTTTTTTGTTGCCTTCAAAAAATTTGCATTATCCCTTCCTAACAAGATTGCATGGCAGGTTGCCGGTTCTGTTGAACCGACAGAATTAAGGCGTATTGAAAACGAAATGCAACAGGAGGTAAAGAGGCTGCTTAATAGTTTCGTTGTATCTGCTGTTGTGGAACGGGAAAATGATGAGGAAGCCTAAGAAACTATCTGTAACCCAGTATCAATACGACGCCTTGCAATTAATGCTGCCGCCTGAACAAATCACGGTCTCTGAATGGGCGGGAAAATATAGAATGCTAGACTCTAAATCGTCTGCAATACCAGGACCGTGGAATAATGACATAACGCCATATCTTACAGGCGTTATGGACGAGTTCAACAATTACGAAACATCTAAAATCATATTTGTTAAGCCTACTCAGGTGGGCGGAACAGAAGCTTTACAGAATATGATTGGCTATATTGTTATGCAGGACCCGGCACCAACAATGATTGTCTATCCTACAGAAACACTTGCTAAATCAATATCGGAAAACAGATTACAGCCAATGTTAAGGGCGACACCAGAACTGGCAAGAAGGTTTGATGAAAATTCACAGCTTCTTGAATTACAGTTTGACGGCATGTACTTAACATTGGCTGGTTCTAATTCTCCATCAGGTTTAGCGAGTAAACCTATTCGTTTCGTGTTGATGGACGAGGTTGACAAATATCCGGGAACCAGTGGCAAGGAAGCTGATCCTATTAAACTTGCGACAGAGAGAACGAAAACATTCCATGACAAGAAAATATATATAACAAGCACGCCAACTCTTAAGACTGGCCATATCTGGAAAGAAAAGGAAAGCGCAGATATAGAAAAACATTATTTTGTTCCATGCCCTCATTGCGGGGAGTACATAGAACTTAAGTTTTCTAATATCAGATTTCCGGACGAAGAAGGAATGACTTATGCCGATAGAGCGGAATTTGCAACTTATATATGTCAGGAATGCGGCTGCGCAATAACTGATGCAGATAAAAACAATATGATACGGCATGGAGAATGGCGCATAGTACGCCATAATACTCAATATGTCCGTTCTGTTGCATTTTGGATTAACACATTGTACAGCCCTTTCGTAAGATGGGCTGATATTGTGAAAGAATTCCTTACAACAAAAGACGACCCGGATCTATTTCAGAATTTTGTAAACTCATGGCTGGCTGAACCGTGGGAAGATACAAAACTTAAGACAAGTGCAGAACTTGTACTTGAGAGGCAGACAGAACTGCCAGAGTATGTTGTTCCTTCATGGGCGAAAATATTAACTGGTGGAGTAGATGTTCAGGAAACCTCACTGTACTGGTCAATAAGAGCCTGGGGGGATTATCTCACCAGTCAGAATATTGCACACGGTCAGGTTCTATCATTCAATGATATTGATAACATTATGAACGCTGAATATCTCAATGAGAACGGCGAGCCTATGATTGTTAATTTATGCCTGGTTGATTCAGGAGACCAAACAGATATTGTGTACGACTTTTGCGCGACACATTCCGATTATGCATTACCGGTGAAGGGTTCTTCTCATGCACAGCTATCAAATTATAAATTGAGCAAAATAAACAGGACTGACAGCCGGGCTATGGGTACAACACTTGTACTTGTAGACAGTGGCGCTTATAAAGACATGATTGCTGGACGAATGCAGAGAGATAACGGGCGTGGAAGCTGGATGGTGTATTCTGGTTGCGATATGGAATATGCAAAACAGGTTACAGCTGAGCATAAGGTTAATGTCAAACATGGCAACACTGTTAAGAAAGTCTGGCAGTTAAAAACAAGTCATGCAGATAATCACTATCTGGATACAGAAGTGTATAACGCAGCGGCAGCAGATATATTAGGCGTTAGACAGCTTCATTTGATGAAAGAGGAAGATGTATCAGTTCCTGAATATAAGCCGCCGGAGGAACAATGGATTACAGAAAATGACAATTGGTTAGACCGATAGGAGGAACATTATGGCAGATAATTCAACAAAGGAAATGCTTGACAATGTGAATGGCGCTATTAATGCGATTGCCAGCGGTGGTCAGAGCTACAAGATAGGCTCTAAGAGTTTAACGCGTGCAGACTTGAAGCAATTGTATGATATAAAAAACGATTTAACGGCGCAGCTTGCAGCCCAGAACAATAACGGATTGTTCGACGACTGCTATGTTGCAGAATTTAGTGGAAGGTAGCATATGGGATTTATAGACAGTATTGTTGCAGCAATATCTCCTAAGGCTGCATATGAAAGAGAAATATATAAAATTGCCGCTGATGGCTTGAGATCATTAGATAGTTATGATGCAGGTTCGTATGAGCGTAATAATAGAAATTGGAATGTTACGAATGAATCGGCGGAAATAACTGACAGATACAGCAGAGATACTATCAGGGCAAGAGCCAGAGACCTTGAAAGAAATAGCGATATTATGAATTCCATCACATCTGCCTGGAAGAGAAATATCATAGGCAGCGGATTTATATTACAAGCAAAGACTCCGGACGCAGAACTTAATAAGCAGATTGAAAGAGCTTGGAAAAAGTGGTGTAAAAAACAGAACTGTGATGTTACGCAGACACAGAGCCTTAATCAGATGCTTAGAATGGCTGTGAACAGGAAAAAGGTAGACGGCGGAATCCTATTCATCAAGAGATACACCAACGGCGGAATGATACCATTCAAGCTGCAGGTGATTGAAGTTGACGAATTAGACACAATGGCGACAGCACCGAAAAACAAAGGGAATAAGGTTGTTGGAGGCATAGAATACAATGCTTACAACGCACCTGTCGGGTATTTTATAAAACAATACGACATTGACGGATACAACTTAAGTACTCCGGTATATGTTGAAGCTAAAAATGTTATATTCTATTTCAGCAAAAAAAGACCATCACAACTAAGGGAGATATCGGATATGGCACCAACTATCCCTAGAATTCGCGATGTGAACGAATTCATTACGGCTGTATCGGTTAAGGAGAGAATATTAGCTTGCTTTGCAGTATTCATCAAGAGAATGCTTCCTACTCAAGGACTGAACGGAAGTATTGGCAGAGGAACAGGGGCAGATGGAAAACGCATGAGTTATGAAGGAAAGACAATCGCTCCTGGCATGATGAAAGAACTTAATGCCGGTGATGAAATCCAGGTTGCCAGTCCTGCAGGACAAAGCGCAGATGCCACAAGCTACACGAAGCTGGAACAGAGAATGATAAGCGCAAGTCAGGGCTTAAGCTACGAAGCAACTAGTAGAGATATGGCTGAAAGCACATATTCATCAGCCAGACAGAATATTATTGAGGACGACCTTACATATCAGGAAGATGTTGAATTGATAAAAGAAATTATAGATGAGATATACGAAACATTTCTAATTTCATTGGTGTTATCAGGAACTATCAATGTATCCGGATTCTGGGAGAACAAAGATAGTTATTTCGACCATGAATGGATAAAGGAACCTAAGCCGTGGATAGATCCGGCTAAGGAATCTAATGCTAATAAAGTGGCATTAATGACAGGTCAGAAGACATTCAAACAGATTGCAGCGGAGAACGGACGCGACTGGAAAGACCAGATAGACGATATGGCAGAAGTTCTTAATTATGGCAATGAAAAAGGAATAGACATGGGAGGTGTTATATTTGGAATACAGAAAAAAGAATGAATATTTTGAGCGTTCTATTACAGATTGTAATATTAGGCAGATTGAAGGGGAAGGAAACGAAAGAAAATTTGAATTATCGTTTTCGTCAGAAAAGCCTTATATGAGATATTTTGGCAATGAAATATTATCACATGCGGACGGCGCGGTTGATTTAACAAGGTTAAATTCAATTGGCGTCGTTTTATTTAACCATAACAGAGATGTGATTGTAGGAAAGGTTTTAAAAGCGTGGGTCGAAGACAACAGAGGACATGCACAGATTGAGTTTGACACAGACGACGAGGCAGAAAAGATATATCAGAAAGTGCTTAATAAAACCTTGAGAGGAGTATCAGTTGGATACAACATTTCGGTCATAGAGAATGTACAGGACGGGGCGGTATCTTCTGACGGAAGATTTAAAGGACCATGTAAAATTGCTAAAAAATGGACGCCGTTTGAGATTTCTATTGTAAGCATTCCGGCTGATGAAACAGTTGGAGTAGGAAGAGCCTATGAAACAGAGGGAGTAAGCAGCTTCTATTATAACGAGAGGCAGCTCCAGATAAATGAAAATCTTATATTAACAGGAGGTAAAGGATTATGAATCTTAGACAAATGATTCTAAGACAGCAGGAACTTCTCTCGTTAGCAAGAAGCGAACACAGAGAATTATCTGCACAGGAACAGACAGAATTTGATAATTTAACAAGACAGATTGCAGCGGCAGCAGACGAACAGCCATCTGCCGGAGGACAGCCAGAGACTGGAACAACACCGCCTGCTAACCAGGAAGGTGCTAGATCAGGCAGTATATCAACACCAGAAAATGACATTTCGCTTGAAAGAAGCAGATGCGCAGAAATAACAAGAATGTGTCGCTCGCTTGGCGTTGATGATACAGTTATGGAAGGCTACATATCGGGCGGAAATTCAGTTGACAGCGTAAGGGAAGCAATCATGAATTCTATGATTGAAAATGGTTCGCCTATCAGCCAGAGAGGCAGTGCAGATGTTACGGTAGCGGAAGAGGATAAGTTCAGAGCGGCAGCTTCTGATGCGCTTTTACTTAGAGCGGGATTGAATGTTGAAAAGCCGGCGGACGGCGCAAGAGATTTAAGAGGAATGTCGCTTAGAGATTTATATATCGAAGCTTCAAGTGCGGACGAAAGAGGCAGATATATGAGAATGAGTGCTGATGATTTGTATGATTATGCGCAGAGAGATTTTGCTAATCCAACAGCAGCATTCCCAGCTATTCTTGATGATGCAATCAATAAATCTATCAAGGAAGGCTATAATAAGGCAGCAGCTACATTTGATGCATGGGCGAGAGAAGGCTCGCTAAAAGATTTTAAGAAAACGGATCATTATTACATTGCTGGCTCTGCTGGTGAATTCCTTGAAGTTCCTGAAAACGGAGAACTCAAGGCAGATTCTAGAACTGATACAAAGCTTCCACAGAGACAGCTTAAGACCTATGGCCGTCAGTTCTCATTAACAAGACAGGCGTTTATCAATGATAATATTGATCTTATAACAGGCTTACCATCAAGATACTCTAAAGCGGCAAAGAAGACTATTAATAAGCAGTGCTATCAGATTCTTGTAAATTCACCTGCTATATACGACGGAGTGAAATTATTCGATAAGACACACGGTAACATAATAACAACAGGAACAGGAGTTACTATGGAATCGGTACAGGCTATGATGCTTGCATTACAGTCACAGACCGACCAGGAAGGCGAAGTTATTGTTATCAGACCAGCAGCTATTGTTGTCCCTGTCGGAATGGCATTTGAAATGTATGCATTATTCAATAGTCCAACTATTAATACAGAGGGCAACACACAGGCTGTAAATCCACTTTACAGATATGCTAAATCTATTGATATCGTAGAAGATGCTACTATTAATGTTTTATGTGGTGGATTGGGAAATACAATGCCATGGTTCCTTATAGGAAACAAAGATGATGTTGAATTTATACAGGTTGATTACCTTAATGGCAATAAGACACCTATCATAAGAAGAGCTGAACAGATTGGAAAACTTAGTATCAGTTGGGATATTTACCTTGATTGGGGCATTACAGTACTTGATTATAGAGGTGCTGTTAAGAATCCGGGAAAGGTTATACAGAATCCTATTAAGTAATGGAGAGGAGGAAAGGAAATATGTCTAAAGCAATATATTGGCAGAGAGGTGAAGATCTTGATTACAAGAACGGAACATCTGATACAATCGAAGCAGGTTCTGTTGTAAGCCTCAAGACAAGAATAGCAATTGCTGGAATGGATATTAGACCTGGAGAAGTTGGTTCTATCCATGTTAAGAATGTTTTTAAGTTTGATAAAACAGACTCAGCAGAGATTCAGCAGGGTACAGCAGTATACTGGGACGGAAATGGAATTACAGCTACAGAAGGTTCTAATGTTCCAGCCGGATATGCAGCATATGACTCTACAGCAGAAGATAACACGATTCTTGTGAATATCGGATAGGAGGCAATATGACAGCAGCAAAGAAAGATATCAAGAGCAGCGCTAAAACCAGCGCTGCCAAACCTTTGGAAGATACTGTAACAGAAGACAGTATTGAAGATGTTATAACAGAAGACAGTATTGAAGATGTTATAACAGAGGATAATGCAGAAGATACTCTGCGTGACGCGTCACCTGAACTGGGGCTTTACGCTAAAACCGACATTTTATACAAGTCTCGCAGATATGGTTTAGGAGACAAATTGCCTACTGATGAGCCAGAAATGATTGCGGCATGGTTGAGAGCAGAAACTGCAGAATGGAGATAGCATGAATTTCAAGGAACAGTTGGCACATGACAATAAAGTGGTATTTATGAACATTAATGAATTTGCGGAAATACATGATATCAACGGAAAAAAGGTGCAATGCATTATTGATAATAATGAGATGGTAGACAGGGAAAAAAGATATCAATATAAACGAAGTCTTTACGGAGATGGAATTTATCTGAAGGAAATTCTTTTTTATGTGAATGCCAGGGATTTTGGACCATTGCCAGCTATTGGGCGAAGCATGATATTTGACGGCAGAGCATACACAGTATCAGACGCAATCAATGAAGGTGGAATATACTCAATAAGCTTAGAGGCGAATAAGGTATGATACAGTATAATGTTGATGTAGATGATTTAAGGCAGATAGAGAATGCACTTGGTATGTCTAAGGATAAAAGTAAACAAATTCTCAAATCTGCGATAAATTCTACAGAAAAAGAAACTACCAAGCTTCTGTCAGAAGAAGCTAATAAAAGATACTACATTAAGAAAACAAAGGTTGACAAGACTTTAGACACAAAGAAAGCTACTGTATCTAATCTTGAAGGCCTTATAACTTCTACTGGTGGCGTTAATGAATTGTACGATTTTCGCGTATCTCCTAAAGCATACAATCCACACAACAGACCAAGAACTGGTCATACTGGTAATGTAAACAGAGCCAACAGCCCTAAGAGACTGTACCTGCGTCCGGGCGCGACATTTGATAAATACAAAGCATTTGTTGTTCGATTCAAGAGCGGCCATGTTACTATAGGACAGCGTGTCCCTGGTAAAAGAATGAAATCAAACCCTAAAAAAGAGGCTGTAAAAGAATTGCTTTCACCATCAACACCCACATTGCTCGGCAATGAGAAAGGGGTGTATGGCATAGTACAACCTCAGATGTATTCAATATTAGAAAAAAATATTGAGCAGCAGATACAGAGATTTCTTGGATAGGAGCGGAATATGACACCATTAACAGTACAAATGTCTCTTATTGATGAATTAAAAGACATGTTTAAGGGATATGAATACAAGAATGCTAAAGGGGACATGGTTCCTTTAAATGTGTATATGCAGGACACACCAATGCAAAAATATACTCCTCCAGAGGAGTATAACGAAGAATATAACGGATATATGGATGAAGAAGAAAGTGAAATCCCGGTGCCTTATATAATTGTAAGACTAAACAGCGGAGGTCATACAGGAAACTATGAAGACCCTAACAAAGTAAATATAGTGCTTATAGTATGTATATGGGACGACGGACTGAACAATGAAGGACATATAAGCGTTATGAATATACTGCAAAAAATATATGAGCGATTTGCGAAAGACAATAATTTGCGCAATATTGCAGTCTTTGACGGACAATGGAACTGGCTACGACAGGAGGATAATTATTATCCATTCTTTATCGGAGCTTGTACATTGTCCTTTAATTTTGCCTTTGTAAGAAAGGAGACACATTATGACGACTACTGCTAAGAAAAAAGAAGAACAGAAAGCCAACTTAATGTATATAGGACCGACAATATCAGGCGTAGCCAGATATTCAACTGTATTCAAAGAAGGAGTGCTGCCGGACAGACTTAAAGAATGCGTAAAGGAATTCCCGGCAATGGCGAAGCTGTTAGTTAAAATTGAGGATATGCCGGAGGCAATGAAGAAACTCAATGAAAAGAATAGCGTGCTGAGTACAATATGTACCCAGGTTAAGAATAAATTTAAGGAGGCTTAATAATGGCATACAATCATGGAATAGCGGTTTTAGAAAACCCTACAAGCGTACCAACGCCGGCTGTTAATGATGGTGAAGTTCCTGTGATTTTCGGAACGGCACCGATTAACCTGGCATCTGATCCGAGAGCAGCAACAAACAAATTGTTTCTGTGCAATACATTTGCAGAGGCACAGGCTGCAGTTGGATATTCAGACGATTATGAAAATTATTCATTGTGTCAGGCAATGGATTCATTTTTTAAGGTGTTTAAAATAGCACCTGTAATAATCTGCAATGTCCTTGATCCAGACAAACATAAAACGGATTATTCGGAAGAAATTACTGTAATTGGAGAGCAGGCAGTATCAACCAAGAAAGGGATTTTACTTGATACGCTCACTGTTTCTAATGAAAGTACACCACTTGTCAAGGATACGGATTACACTGTGGAATTCAACGATAAGGGATATGTAGTTGTTACTGTAATTAAAGAGGCTGTATCTAAAGTCAAAATGACAGGGAAAGCAATTGACCCAAGTACAGTAACAGATATTGATATTATTGGTTCATATGATGCAGGAACTGGCAAGGAGACAGGAATTGAACTTGCAAGAAGAGTATTTCCTACATTTGGAGTAAGAGTTAATTTTTTACTCGCTCCGGGCTGGTCACAGATTCCGTCTGTTGGGCTTGCGCTTTCTGCTAAAGAGGAAAAGCTAAGCGGATTATTCAAATGCAGAGCTGTAATTGATATTGATACTAAGAAAGCAACAAAGTACACAGATGTAGAGAAAGTAAAGAAGGATAGCGGATTTGCTTCTGAAGATATTGTTGTATGGCCAATGGTATCATATGGCGGCAAGGTGATGTATTATTCAGCAATTTATGCTGCTATGACATGCCTGTTAGATTACAACAATGGTTCAGTACCTAATATCTCACCATCAAATGAAGATATCAAGGTGAGCGCTGCTGTTATATATGACGGCACAGAAGTATGCCTTGATATCACTCAGGCTAACGAACTTAACGCTGTCGGCGTTGTTACAGCGTTAAATCTTAACGGTGCATATAGATCGTGGGGAAATAACACAGCGGCATACCCAGGCACAACAGATCCTAAGGATAGATGGATTTGCTGCAGAAGATTCTTTGACTGGTATTCAAACAGCTTCATTGCAACATACCTTGAAAAGGTTGACGATCCGGGTAATTACAGACTTGTAGAATCTATAGTTGATTCAGAGAATGTAAGAGGGAACAGCCTTGTGTCACAGGGAAAGTGCGCAGGAGCAAAGATTGTTTACAGCAAAGAGGATAACCCTGTAGGTAATATTGTTAATGGAAATGTAGTGTTCAGACAGTACATAGCACCATATACACCAGCAGAATATATCTTAGATATCTTAGAGTTCGACCCAACAATGTTAGAAGCAGCGCTTGGAGGTGAATAATTATGAGCATAGCAAATGTACCAGAGGTTATTAATAATTTCAATGTATATAACAATGGAAATAAACTTATTGGAATTTCAGGTAGTCACACATTACCTAATTTTGATGCGATTACAGAAACTATGGCAGGAGCCGGAGTTCTTGGAGAGTATGAAACGAGCATGGTAGGCAATTTCAGTTCTATGGAACAGGAATTATCTTTTGCAGTGCTTGAAAGCGACATGTTTGACCTTATGGATCCTACACAGCCAGTTGATATTACATTCAGAGCGTCGCAGCAGTCTACAGTAAAATCAACAGGAGCGCTTGATTATACAAGCATGAGAATTGTAGAAAGAGGACGCTTCAAATCTTTTGAACCTGGAAAGATGGAAAGAGGAAAACAGATGGATGCAAAGCTTAAGTTCGAACTGTTCTACATTCTCATTGAGATTGACGGGAAAACAGTTATCGAATATGACAAGCTGAATTCTGTATTTACTGTAAATGGAAAGGATTTACTTGAGAAAGTGAGGTCACAGTGCTAATGGAATCAACAATTAAAAAAGATGTAAGTTTAGAAGCTACTGCCGTCGAGGTGGTAGCTTCTGATGTTTCAGAGGAAGAGAAAGACGATCTGTTAATTAAGCTTAAGAAGCCGTATATGTTTGAAAGGGTTGAGTATAAGGAAGTTGACTTAAGAGGCTTAAGAGACTTAAAGGCGTCGGACATGATTACGATTAACAACAGAATGAAGAGGAGATCAGGTGGAAGCATTGATGTAATGCCGGAAGTTACTCTTGAATACGCTGCAGAGATTGCGGCAATGGGTTCTAAACAGCCTGTTGAATTTTTTACTAATCTTCCAGCAAGTGAAAGTATGGCGGTTAAGAATGCTGTACTGGGGTTTTTGTTCGGCTCGGAATAAACCCGAATGATGCACCACAGCTTAGAAGAACGATTATAGAACTTTCGATAGCACTAAAAACAGGCATAGATTATTTTAATTCGCTTACATTGCAGGAATTATTAGAAATAATAAAGGAAGTGATTGAGATTGGCAGTGACAGGAAAAGAGTACAAACTAGCAATAAGAATAGCCGGCGTAATTGACAAGTCCTACACTGCAAGTCTCGCCACGGCTAAAACACAACTTAATGCTAATGTTGCTGAAATTAATAAGAGTTTTACCAGCCTTGATAAAGGCTTTGACGCGACAATGAAAGTTGGCCAGAATTGTTTTAAAGCAATAGCGACGGCTTCTGGCGTTGCCGCTGCAGCTATTACAGCAGCAGCGGCAGCATCTATTGTTGCAGGTTCTAATTTTGAATCTGCATTTGCTGGAGTAAAAAAGACGGTTGACGCAACGGAAGAAGAGTACGCAATGCTGCGCCAGAATATTCTTGATATGTCAAAAGAGATTCCGTCCAGTGCATCAGAAATTGCTAATGTAATGGAGATTGCAGGACAGTTAGGAATCGCCACTGATTCATTGACGGAATTCACAAAGGTTATGATTAACCTGGGTGTGTCAACGAATTTAAGCGCGGAAGATGCAGCTACAGCGCTTGCTAAGTTTGCAAATGTTGTAAGCATGCCTGATTTTGACGAGAACGGAATAAGTAATTATGAAAGACTGGGTTCAGTTATTGTTGACTTAGGTAATAACTTTGCGACAACAGAACAGGACATTGTAACAATGGCAACAAGACTTGCTTCAACGGGAGATATTGTTGGATTGTCGGAAGCACAAATTATGGCGCTTGCAACGGCAATGAGTTCTGTTGGCATAGAAGCAGAGGCTGGCGGTTCTACAATGTCAAAATTGCTAAGAAAGATACAGTTAGCAGTCGAAACGGGTTCAAGTTCTTTACAGGATTATGCAAGTGTGGCCAACATGACCGGAGAGGAATTCTCACAGGTATTTAAAGACGATGCCGTGGTTGCTTTATCTGCATTTATTGATGGACTTAACGATACGGAAAGAAACGGCAAATCTGCCGTTGCTATTCTGGACGATATGGATATCAAAGAGATAAGACTTACGAATACAATTCTTGCACTTGCTAATGCTTCTGGCGTTATGAGCAATGCAATTGACACTGCTAATAAAGCATGGGACGAAAATACGGCCCTTGCGATTGAGGCAGGGAAACGATATGAAACTGTAGAAAGTAAAATGCAGATAATGAAGAATGCATTTGTAGACCTGGGCATATCTGCATATGAGGATTTAAGAGAACCTCTTGTAGACGCAATAGGTTTTTCTACAGATAAGATTGAAGAACTGAATAAAAAGATAAGCGGTGCGAATGGTGTAAGTAAGTGGATTAACGATATAGGAACATCAATTCCTACTTTAAAGCGGAAGATAACTACGAATGGCAAACCGATATTAATATTTTTTGACGGCTTAAAAGATGTTCTCGATTGGATTGTTAAACATAAATCAGCGGTTATTGGTTCAATAGAAGGAATTGCAACAGCATTAATTGCTTATAAAATAGCTTCTACGATATCACATATTGTAGCGGCTGCATCAGAACTTTCTACAGCCTCAATTGCTATTATAGCAATAACAACGGCTATAGCAGAATTATCAGCTATTTACTATACATACAAAAATATTGAAAGAGAAATGGCAAATAACAGCCTTAAGGAACACTTTGGAGACATAGCTCTTACTCTTCAGGACTTGGAGAGAGTAGCGGGAAATATTGTTAATTCAGGAAATTTAACTGCTGTTGACAAGGCACTTGAAGCATTTGGAGATTTGGACGATATTTCAGCAACAATGAAAGAGGCTACAAGTAAGCTGGATAAGCTTAATTGGAAAGTTTCTATCGGAATCAAGCTTAATCCTGATGAGCAGGAAGATTATAAGACAGCAATAAGTGATTATGTGACGGCGGCGCAAAACTACGCACAACAGTCACAATATGCAGTAGCACTTAATCTTTCAGTAGCGTTTGATGAAAACGACGAAAACGGCGCTGATGTTGTATCTAAAGTAAATCAGTTTTACCAGGATAAATACGACAGATTATCAGAGCTGGGGACTAAGCTTAATGAGGCTGTAACAGATGCGTTTAATGATGGACTTCTGGATATCAAAGAAGCACAGACTATATCAAATATTCAGGCGGCAATGGCAGAAGTTGAGGAACAGCTTGCAACAGGAGAGTTTGAAGCTAAAATGTCTGTACTTCAGTTAGATTATTCAGGAAAGGATTTGACAAGTGACGCATTCCAGAATCTTCAGGACGAATTAAACAAGCAGATTGAGACTGCAACAGAATCATACAAAGAAGCTTATGTAAAGAACTTTGCATCGATTAAAGCTGCATATGAGGCAGGAGATTATCTGTCAGACGAAGAATATAACAATGCTCTTGAATCTTTGAAAGAAAAGTACCTTGAAAATGTTTCAAACATTCAGCAGAAAGCAGCAGAGTTCCAGATGAATACTATCACAGATGCGTACAGTGATGAAATAAGCGAGGCTAAGAAAAAGTGGGAAGATACACTTGATGAACAATTCGGAGAAGAATATGCGCAATCATGGGCGGAGAAATCTGGAGCCATGTGGCAGCAGGTATATGACACCATGTCTTCTACAGCGTATTTTGATTCTGCAGACAGAACAGCGATATCTAACCTTCTTGATGCATTAAAACCTACAATGGAAGAAATGCAGAATACTATTGATGAATATACGGCAGCAGGTAAAGAAGTACCTAAGGCATTATCTGATGGAATGAAGGACTATGAGGCTTTACTTGCATTAACTAACAGTACTGATTCTGTAATGAATGCAATAGGAGAATCTATTGCAAACACAGATAAATACGACGGCATTATGAATATGCTTGATGAAAAAGGCATGAAAATACCGGAACAGGTTGCAACATCAATTCAGAATAATTCAGACAAAGCAAAAGATGCATGTACACAGTTATATGATGAGGTGAACGAAACCTTGACACATTTGTTCTCTAAAGGAATAAGCGTAGATGCAGCAGTCAATCTTAATCTTAGTGCTGTATATGACAATTCAGGCAATTTAACTGGTCCATATAGCAATGACTATATAGAACAGAACAGCAAAATGAAGCTAAAATTGCCGGGACATGCTGATGGCGGAATATTCACTGATCCGCATATAGCAGCTTTCTGTGAGAATGGAATGGAATCTGTTATACCTATAGATGGAAGTGCTAATGCATTATCATTATGGGAAAAGACTGGTCAATTATTAGGGCTGAGTTTTAACATTGAAAAACAGGGTGGTAGCAATGCAGTATCTATGTGGCAGCAAAGTAAGAATCTTATGGACATGAGTGGAAACTTTAACACTGATACACTGCACAGCCAGCCTAGCGGACCGGTAACAATTGAATATAAACCGACATTACAGTTTTATGGAGAAGCTCCAAGCAGTGAGGATATTCAGGACGCATTGAGTATATCTCAGAGCGAATTTGAAGAACTAATGGACAGGTATTTAAAGGAGAACGGAAGGAGTTCGTTCTAAAAGGAGTATCAATGGCTAAAACATATACAACAATGTCCGGCGATACATGGGATAGAATCTCAAGAGAGGTATATGGTTCAGAATCGTATACCTCTTTTTTGATGGCTAACAATCAAGACAAATTAGACACATTTGTATTTTCGGCGGGTGAAAAACTTATCGTTGAGGATATTCCTGAAAAAACGAAAGTTCTACCAGATTGGAGGTCATAATGGCACTCCCTAGATATGTCGAGGCATTAATTAATTATGATGGTACAAGCAGACAGGTTATTACCGAGACAACGACAACAACAGAAGAAACAGAAAATACAGGGACATACACAGTAGAATCCGGAGATACACTGTGGGGAATAGCGTATAGTTATTATGGTTCAGGAATCCGATACACAGAAATCTATGATGCGAATGCGGACATAATAGAAGCTGCAGCACAAGATCATGGCTTTGACAGTTCAGAAGGCGGTCACTGGATATGGCCAGGCGAAGTATTTAGCATACCGGGCATAGGCGGTTCAGAAGAGATTACAACCACTACAACAAGAGTGGAGGTTATAGGAGAGCCTATGCCAGAATTGGGAGATATGATTAAGGATAAATTATCAGCCTTGTCATATACAGATGTTGCAAGCGGGCAGTCTGATACTGCGAGCATTACAATTGCTGATATATCTAAGGATTGGCTTACAACATATTATCCAAAAAAAGGTGCTGAATTCACACTTGGGATAAAAATTAACAATTGGAATAACACAGGTGACAGCAGCGAATGTAATTACGGAACATTTATCATTGATGATATTGCACCATCTGGAAGGCCTCTGAAAGAAACGATTAGCATGGTGAGCATGCCGTCTAATAATGACTTTAAAACCTTGCCAAGAGGTGATACATGGAAAGATACAACTATTAGAGATATTGCACAGGTGATAGCAGATAGAGCAGGAATAGAACTTTATTATGATGCACCTGACATACAAATATCCGAAATTGAACAAAATAAACAGGTAGATAGTAGTTTTCTGCTATCTTTATGCGGGAAGTACGGACTTGGAATGAAGATATACAATCACAAAATTGTAATATTTGATATTGTTGAATACGAACAGAAAGAAAGCGTGTTGACTATTGATGAATCTGAAATTACAACATGGACGGGTTCAGATACAATAGCAGGAACATATACAGGAGTAGAACTTGGATATTCAGATCCTGACAAAGATAACACGATTAACATATTTATAGGGGAAGAAGGAAGAAAGTACTATCTTAATGTACAGGCTTCAAGCGAATATGACGCACAACTGCAGGCTGCAGCAAAGGTTAATGAAGCAAACAGAAAAATGCTTACACTGTCTATAACAATGATGGCTAATCCTGACATTGTTGCAACGCAATGTATTGATATTACAGGGCTAGGAAGACTTAACGGTAAATATTACATAGACAGCATTAAGCATGATATTACCAAAGGATACAACCAAAAGCTAACAGTACACAAAGTACAGGACCCAATAATAATATCTGCACCTGTATATCAGGAAGAAGATACAACAGATAACAGTAATAATATTTATATCGTAGAATCCGGAGATACACTGTGGGGAATAGCGGATAATTATTATGGTTCAGGAATCCGGTATACAGAAATCTATGATGCGAATGCGGACACAATAGAAACTACAGCACAAGAACATGGCTTTGACAGTTCAGATGGTGGTCACTGGATATGGCCAGGCGAAGAATTGATTATACCATAGGGGGCTTTATGGAATTAAGAATTGGCAGAGTAATTGAAATATATCCAGAAGAAGGAAAGGTTAAAGTAACATTTGAGGATATAAATAATTCTTCACTTGCACTCCCGATGTTGACAATGAACAATGAATATATGATGCCGTCAATTGGCACAAGAGTCATAACGGCTCATTTTGACAGCGGAAGCAGCAAAGGGGTTGTTTTAGGCACATATTATTATGATGGAAACAAGCCTTCTGCATCTGCTGGATTCAGAAAAGATTTTGGAAAAGGTGCTTATATTTCGTCTGACGAAGATGTAACAATAGGCGCTAAAAACGACATTGATTTTAGAGCGGGAAGTACTCTGACCTCTATTAAAACTATTATTCAAGAGATAAATCAGATTAAGAACGATTTAAAAGAAATGAATGATAAATTAAATGACATTGAGAGGACGGAAAACGAGAACACAGACAAGATAAAAAATATAGAAGAACAAGTTGCAAAACTAGATAACAGTGCCAAGATTGCTGCATTAGAGAAGAGGATTGAAACTCTTGAAAAGAAGGGTGGTTGATTATGGTAATAGGAAATCTTGGAGACCTTATTGTATTTGAGGTGAGCAGTGAAAAAATACAGACATTTAACTCATTAACAAGAAGTGTTAAGGGAAAGTGGACTACACACGACATAATAAGCAACAAACCTAAATCGGAATTTTTAGGTGCTGATCTTAGCGATGTCTCTTTTACCGTTACATTATCAGTGAATCATGGAGTGAAGCCTAGAGATACAATGGAACGAATAGAGGAGGCCGTAGAAAAAGGAGAACATTTTCCATTTGTCCTGGGTGGTAGATTGATAGGCGAAAATGATTGGAAAATTACCTCAATGAGCGAAACATACAGCACAATTATTGCTGATGGGAAAATAGCTCAGGCTAAAGTGAATCTGACACTGCAGGAGTATGTATAAGGAGGCATTATGGAATCAGTTATTGATATTAAAGACACTGGATTTAACCAGGAAGAAATTGAAGATATTAATAGATGTTTGACAACATTATATTCCGTAATTGCTGGGACAATGCCACTAGACAGAAATTTTGGCATCAATATAAATGAGATAATGGGATATCCAACAGAAGTTGCAAAGAATAAGTTATCTGTAGAGATTATCTCGAAAACCAGAATATATGAACCGAGAGTAAGCGTATACAAGGTTGAATGCGAGACATTACAGGACGGACAAATTAAGCCACACATTTATGTCAAGAAGGGAGAATGATATGGGAACTGTGACAGATAAATTTCCTGATATTAGTTTCATTAAAGACGCTAAGGTTGAAGAAGTATTAAGCCGTATGATAAATGATTATCAGGACAAATACAAGGAAATAACCGGAAAAGAAATATCCTTAGCAAAAGCAGACCCGTACAGGTTGATAATATACGCGTGTGCGCTTCAAATATATCAGGCAATGCAATATGCTGACAGAGCAGGAAAAATGAGTTTCTTAAAATATGCCAAAGGTGAATACCTTGACAATCTGTGTGCGTTGAAGGGAATTCATAGAATCGAATCAAAACCGGCGGTAACTACTCTGGAATTCAGTATAAAACAACCTTTGAAATCTGCAGTAAGCATTCCGGCTGGAACACGCGCGACAAATGGAAATGATTTATTTTTTGCAACGGACAAGTATGTTCAGATTGAAGCAGGAGAAACAAGCGCATCAGCCAATGCAACATGTACAACAGCAGGAACTTGCGGAAATGGCTTTGAAGATGGAGAGATTAATGTAATGGTAAATAGCCTCCCTTACATTGTGCATGTTAGAAATACTACTCGGACAACGGGTGGGTGCGATTTGGAAAGTGATGATTCATTAAGGGATAGAGCTTATAATGTCCCTAATTCATATTCAACAGCAGGACCTTCAGGGGCATATGAATATTATGTCAAACAGGTGGATTCAGGGATTGATGATGTTGTAATCAGGTCTGACACAGCCGGAGAAGTTGATATATTAATTACGGCAAATGGAGGAGTTCCAAGCAAAGATTTAATTAAACGCGTTACAGAAGCATTGAACGATAGAAGTATTAGACCTTTAACGGATAATATTAAGGTCAAAGCACCGAAACAACAGGCGTATGATGTATCATTAACTTATTTTATAGGAGAAGAAGATCAAGCTGCAGTATCAGCGATTCAAAGTAATGTAGAGTCTGCAGTAAAGGCATACAACAAGTGGCAGTCAAAGAAGATAGGAAGGGACATAAACCCGTCATACTTAATACAGAAAATCATGGAAGCAGGGGCAAAGAGAGTAAACATTAATGCTCCTGCTTTTCAAATGCTTGAAAACGATACGATAGCAAAGGCTGGTGATGTGACAATTACATATGGAGGTGTAGAAGATGATTAATCTACAAGATGGTCATATAACAGATATTCTTCCTGAATATTTTAATAGCATGCCAGAGGTGCAGGCGTTAAGCTACGCTATATCTAATGCATTATATAATCTGATTGAATACTGCAAAAGTACAAGTGTATATTCCAAAATAGATGTTGCAAACAGCCAGGTATTAGATATGTTGGCCACAGAGTTAGATGCACAGTATTATGACACAGAACTTGATATTGCCGCAAAGAGGCAAATTGTAAAAAAGGCGCTTATATGGCATATGAGCGCCGGCACGCCCTCTGCAGTGGAAGAACTTATAACGGCAGTATTCGGCGAAGGGACAATTGAAGAATGGTTTGAATATGGAGACGATCCGTATTTTTTTAAAATCAAAACAAATGCAAAATTGACAGAAGATATTAACACCAGATTTAGCTCAATGCTTAAGAAGGTAATCAATACAAGGTCACATATAAGGGCAATTGAAATCCACAGAGAAGCTAATCAAACGATATATCCTTGTTTTGGTGCGATAACAATTTCTAAACCTGCCGCAATAATAGACGGATATAACGAAAAACGAGATATGATATGCACAATAATTTCTGCTTTAGGTGAAGATAAAATTACAAAACCACAAGCTGTATTAGAGGGCATAAACATTAAACATGATGATATCTTGGACACTACTTCTTATGGAATTGCAGCTATACAAAAAACGATTATGCCGGAAATAAGAGAGTCTAAAAGAATTGAATCGGAAGCAATAATGCAGGCTATCACAGCGTCCTCTAATGTCGCTGATAGTATATATAAAAATACAATAAAAGAACAGGAGGAATAATTATGCCACAATTGTTCAATAACGCTGTCCTGACAGACAAAGGAGCAAAGCTTCTTGTTAGGGCGCAGGCGGGAGAAATTAAACTGCAGTTCACAAGAATGGCAACGGGCAATGGAACATATACAGCATCAGAAAAAACGGTGCAGTCATTGCAGAAGGCAATAAAACTTAAAGCACAGAAAAACACTTATGCGTTATCAAGAGTAAGTGTATATAGCGAACATTCTGTGAAGCTTACAGCATTAATAACTAACTATGATCCAGTTAAAGAAACAATACTTGTGTCTGCAGGTTACTACATTAATGAAATAGGTATTTTTGCTAAACCGCAGGGCGCAGCGGATACAGAAGAAGTATTATATTCGATTGCTGTAGTTGCGGGTGATACAGGTGATTTCATGCCGCCGTATAACGGATATAATCCGGCACAGATTGTACAGGACTATTACGCAACGGTTGATAATAGCACCCAGGTTACAATTAAAACGGCGGGGGCGGCACTCTTAGCGGAAGATGCAAATGTGATTGTAGACGATAAAACTAAGGTGAAGTATAGACTTGGAATTGAAGATGGGAATATGTACTATGTGGAGGTAGAATAAATCATGGCTAAAAAGGTGAACATTGCAAGACAGGACACTCTTGAAGAAGTACTTAATATTATTAAAACAGAGGCGGTATATGGCTTTATTGAACACAATGCAATATTAGCGCCTAGTACTAGAATAGAGTATATAGGTGCTAACAAAAACTACACGCCTATCACGATTACAAAAGGTGGAGGGTATTCACTGGGAGATTGGGGAGATTTTCCGTGGCTTAAAGCTAATAAGCCATATATGGTCAGATCAGATGGAACAGCAGACTACAGGCTGGACGAGAACGATTATACAAAAAAGGAAGATGGAACGGCATCAGATGTTGCAAATGCAGATTATGATGGCGGAGCGTTTGCATGGGCGCAAAAGATATATAAGAGAGAATATACATCAGGAGACGACAGATATGTATTATTCAGGTTTGAGAAGGCAGATGGTTTTGAACCTATAGGCTTTATTGATTCTGATAATAAAGAGCTTGAAGGCGTGTGGATTCCAATGTTCTACGGCTCTATCATAAGCGACAAAATGAAATGCATATCAGGAAATCAGCCAGTATATAATAAAAATACTTCTCAAGAAAAAGCTGCTATTGACGCTTTTGGTACAAGAGCAAAATTTTTCGGTGGATCGATTGTTAATACATTGGTAGATTTAATGCTTATGTTTGGAAGAAACAGTGATTTACAGGAGGTATATGGAACGGGAAACTGCGGAGGACATGATGCAAGTCAGGAACCAACATATGGAGTTAAAAGAAATGCTGTTGTTAATGGCGGACAGTTCTATGGAACTAATGATAATACAAGTCTTAACAAGATATTCCACTCAATTGTATTAGGCTCATATAATCAATGGCTAAGAGATCCATATGTTATATGCGTAAATGGAGAACTGAAGGTTAGCAAGAATTATACATATGATATATCTGGCGCAAGCTATGAAACTACAGGAATTAAGTATTTGATTGATGATACTAACTGGCATTATCCAAGCAGATATGTTTCTGTTGCAGGATTTGGTTCGGTTCCAGAAATGCCATTTAAGGGAAGCACAAAGCTTGGAGGCTGTGATGGAATTATTGTTAGTGAGACAATAACGGCGCTTTCTCTCTTATTCGGTAGTTGTCACTATGGGTTTGCTACAGGACCTCGTGCGCGTTTTTTGAGCTATACCGCTGGTACTGCGTACTGGGGCGTGGGCGCTGCTATTCTTCTCCTTCCGCCTGTCGGCATAGGTGCTTAAAGAGTGTCGAGAGGAAATGGTTTACATGCATAAATACTAAGAAAATTAAAAGGAGGCAAAATAAACATGAAACAGTGGAAAACAGAGATATGCGATACGCAACCAGAGGAAGTACAGCTTATTGCGCCAGAATTATTAATGCAGCGTCGCAATATTAAAGTTGTAGAGCATGAAGCAACAGACAATATGGAAGCATACACTGATTACGAATGTGAAAGCAGGGAAATAAGTGTATCAGAGTATGAAATGATCAAAAGCGTTGAACAGATTAACACGGATAAAGCGATTGAAGATTACACATTACAGCTCATGGAAGAGGGGGTATTATAATGAGTACATTTGCGGTTGTTCTTAAGAGACTATACTCAAAAGGAGAGGTAACAAAAGAACAGGTGAAAGAGAGAGTCACTAGCGGGAAGATAACAAAAGAAGATTATAAATACATAACCGGAGAAGATTATGCTAAGTAGTATTGAAATTATTGATACACAGAACACAATAATTAAGATGCAGTCTGAGATTATATATGATTTATTTGGACTGCTAAAGCAATATGTAAGCGTAGAAGAACTAGACAACATTCCTGCTATAAAAAAGATAAATGATGTAGCGAGAATGAATGAAGAAATTGAATGCTAAAAGCTGGCCAGAATGGTCAGCTTTTATTGTTGTTAGGAGGTGCTTCTATGTACTATGACGATTCATAGCTTTTACCTTGAATTAATAAAAAATAGGAGGATTGATAATATGGTAACATTAAAGACTATTTATATGGCGGCTGCACACAACAAAATAATTCAGCTTGTGATTATAGCGGTAATAGTAGACACATTGTTCGGTATGATGAGAGCAGCTAAAAGCCACGAACTTAATAGCTGCTTCGGTATTAATGGAGCAATAAGAAAGTGCGGAATGATTTTTTCAATCATATTTCTTGTGATGGTAGATTATATAACCGGATTTAATATGATTGGATTCTTGCCAGAGACCATAAGACAGCACATAGGGAATCAGATAGGCGTTTCAGGCTTTTTTGCATTGTTATACATTGCGTATGAGACAGTAAGCATATTAAAAAACATGGCCTTGTGCGGTCTGCCTGTAAAAAAATTATGGCTGTATGTTAAAACATTCTTGAGTAAATATACAGACGAATTGCCTGATGATGATGAACTTGCAGTGAATAAGGAGGAAAAGTAATATGAGTATTAGAGGAGTTGACATTAGCGATAACAACGGAACACTTAATTGGGACATTATCAAGGAACAGATTGATTTTGCAATTGTTAGAGTGGGATATGGCTCTAACTATGAATCGCAGGACGATAGACAGGCTGCGAGAAACATGCAGGAGCTTGAAAGGATAGGTAAACCGTATGCTGTATATCTTTACAGCTATGCACTTAATGAAGAAGAGGCACATAGCGAAGCTGCACACATCTTAAGAATGATTGCTGGCTTTAATCCGGTATTAGGTATTTATATAGATATGGAAGATGCAGACGGATACAAAGTAAGAAACAACAAAGATCCTCGTACAAATGGAGAAGCATATACTAGATATTGCCAGATTGTTATAAATGATTTAAAGGCGGCCGGCTTTGAGGTTGTAGGTACATATGCTAACCTCGGCTGGTTCTCTAATATTTTGGATAGGGAAGCACTTACAGACAAGAAGTGGCTTGCTATCTGGGGGCCAGATAGTTGTCCTGTAGATTGGGCAGAAATCTGGCAGGATAGTTCAGACGGCTGCATAGATGGTTCGTCTGCAAGAACTGATACAGATGTATATATCAACGAAGAAGCCTTCAATACTTATGCAAAGATTAATGTACCGGAATATGAACCAGAAGACCCTATTCCAGAAAGGGACATAGAAGATGTAGGCACAATGTACCACGAAGGAGATCATGTTTGCTACAACAGAATCTATTATACAGCTGGCGACTGGACTGATGGCGCAGCGCCATATTATACAGATGGAGTTATCACACATGTGTATGAAGGAGCCAGACACCCTTACCTTATCGACGAAGGAACAGGATTCGTAGACGATAATTGTATTACAGGTCACTATAACGAACCTGACGATACACCATCAGAGGAGCCAGAAGAAGAAGCTGAAAGCGAGACAGAAGATGTAGCACACACTACAGTAGAACCGGGAGAAGGATTCTGGCAGGTAGCAGAAAGAGCGTTAGGAGATGGAACAAGATACCTTGAATTAGCGGAATTCAACGATATGGATATTAATACACCTCTTTACACAGGAATGGAACTTAAGTTACCTAATTAGAATTGAGCATATAAAATATATGTGATATTATTCTATTATAAATAGGAAGGGATTCTGCTCGGCTGCCATATCCTCTG